ATAAAGAATTTGCTGTTCAATTCCAAAGACTCTTGAACCAATGGACAAATAATGCTGATACTGGAGGAGCATATCCTGTATATGCAGCAGATGGAAGTATACTTGACTTTATGTACACAACATCACTTGATGTTAAGATAAATAAAGCAAGACTTGAAACTCGTGGTTCTGTGAATATGGGTGATAGTTTTGGATTGTTTGGGACATATAATGAAGTACTAAAAGCAGATAAAGACTTGGCTGATTATCTTATTAAAGACTCTACAGACCATTATCTTGAAGATCCAAATATGTATATAGAAATATCTCCACAACAAATAAAAAATGCTGAAGCAAAAGTTGGACAAAAAGAACACACTGGAGACATAAATGATGTAGGTACTATGTGGGCAATGATACCAAAAGAAATTAGAGATTATATAGCTAAAAAGAATGGTGATAGGAAATTATTTATAAGGAAAGAATTGCTTAGACAAATATTTGGATATAATGGACTAAGCATTGCTGACTCTAAAATAGCAAATAAATTTCTTGGAGCTAAAGGACTGAAAAGACTTAGACTTGGAGAAAAAATATGGCAAGATGTTGGTTCTATTGCGAAAAATGTAATTATAGTTAAATTGCCTGGAGTTATGAGAGGCAATATAATTGGTAACTTTACATTGGGTCTAATACAAGGATTTAATCCTGTAAAAATGATTAAACAATTATGGGAATCATGGAGAACTTTAGATGCATATGAAGATGATAAAATTGAATTAGAAAGATTAAAAAGAAAGAAAAATAGAGAGAATTATAAAGTGAGAATAAATGAACTTCAAAAAAGGATGGAATATAATCCACACCATAAGTTCATTAAAGGTGGTATGTATCAGTCAATTGCTGCTGAAACAGATGTTGATAAAAAAGGTAATAATATAGTAGAAAATTGGCTTGATAAGCAAAAAGCTAAATTACCAAAAATTGTACAAACTGCATTAGATATAATGTTCTTAACTAAAAAAACTAGATATTATAAATTTATGGAAAAATTATTAACAAGGTCTGATTATGTGTTTAAGTATATGACATATAATCTAACAATAGAGAGAGCAATGTCGAACCCAGCATATTTACAAAGAGGAATAACTGTTCTTGCTAAAGAAGCTGGTAAGCCTATACCTGAAGATTTTAATTGGAAAAGACCTATAGATGATACTCATGAAATATATCCATATATAAAAGAAATAGCATGGAGAAATTCAATTGACAACCATGTTAATTACTCTGGTGTATCAAGTCCTATTGGTAATTATGCAGATAAGATGTTGGTTCTCCCGTTCTTTAAATACTTTTCAAGAATGCAGAGAGTTGATTATAGATTGATTAAGGAATATCCTGTAAACTCAATGATAACACTATATATGCAAATGTATGGTGGATTGCCAATGAACAATGTTCTTGGAGATTTTATTCCTTTTGGTGGAGCAAATGGAAAATTTGATTTTTTTGGAAATCCTTTTGGTCTTATGGAAAATGCAGCATCAGTACCTGTTGTCGAGTTAACTAAATAAAAAAAATTAGAAGATACTATTAAAAAGTATCTTCTAAATCTATATATTGAGCATTGAGTATCTGCATTCTGGTTCTTGTAACGGCTACATAATAAAGTCTTAATGCCTCATAATCATTGTTTGACCAATCTACTTTTGGTTTTTTAAGAACTTTACTAATCATAGAGTTCATATCTTCACCAATTTCTACTCTATCAAAAGTAAGACCTTTGCTAGAATGTGCAGTTGTGAGAGTAAAAGGAGCCCCTGTTTTTTCGTGGCTCTTTGCTATTGTAGCAGCATCATAAATAGTTTTTGGTGAATGCTGTTGAATTAATTGAATAGATGTCTTCATTGCTGAATCATCTGGAAATTCTTGTAATAAAAATTGAAAGAACCCCAATTGGTTATGCATACGATCTTCTGCTCTATATGCATCATATTCTCTTCTTGCTACCTCAAGGTCTTTATGTTCAGAATTAGTTACTCTGCCGTTTCCAGCTGCTTGTAATAGTGCTATTGGCATAGAGAATATAACTTTTGCTGGTCTTGTCAATGAATATGGAATATTATTTTTATTTAGCTCTATCATTTTAGCAATAAGTAATCCGTTGGTTCTTGAGATGAAGGCTTCATTTTTAATTGGTATTTCTAAATCTATACCTTTAAAATCCATATTTGCATCAAGTAGAGTTTTACAGAAGCTCTCTACCCTAGCTGCAATTGGCGTAGAGACACGAAAAGACTTTGTTAGCCTCATTGTAACTCCTTCACCTTCAAGAGCTTTAAAGCCATTTATAGTGTTGTTAAATGAGTATATATTTTGTTTCTCGTCACCAACAAGTATTTTTTTTACTGCTGGAATAAGTTTAAATACTTCAAGAGTTACTGGATTTAAATCACCAGCTTCATCTAACATAAGTAAATCTTGCTTTGGAACTGATATTTTACCATCTGCTAACATAATATGAAACATTTTCAAATAGAATCCATGTGTACATTCTATTTTACCTGTAGCCATTTTATTTGAATAAAGTTTCATTAGCTCTAAAAGTCCATCTGAATGATATTCGTGGTTCGCATAAAATTCATCTATAGAAATATGCTCTGACAGAAAAAATTCTTCTAGCATTTCTATTAGCATAATCTTTGTCATATATGAAATTCGTTCTGTGATATTTCTCCAGGTGAACCAACCTACTTTAAGCCTCAATGGTTTTACTGTATACATATAAGCTAATGAATGAGTTGTTCTGCAATCAACAGTTTTACCAAATTTTTTTTTAGCTTCTATTGCTATTGATTTATTATATGCTATATATAATGCTTTAGGAACATTAAGTAGTTTTGATATTTCTTGTAAAATGAACGTTTTCCCACTTCCACTTACTGCATTTATCTTTAATAATTCTGTTTCTGGTTCTTGTACTTTTTTTAATATGTCTAATTGTTCTTGACCTAATGTCATAGTTATCCTTAATTATAATAACTGTGTGTATTTTACAACTATCTGACGGAGCAACATCAGATAGCTATAAAATACACACAAATTAATGTGTGTATTTTTTTTGTTAGCCGTTTAAGGCATCTCTAAATGGTTTTGATGGTTTAATTTTAACCACTTTTTTCTCCGGAGAAGACCAAGATTTTCCATCTATTGAACCACTTCTGGCTCCTTGAACTGCTGGAGTAAATGAACAAAGTCCTGAAAGATCTACTTTATTACCTTCTATAACTTGTTCTTTTACTGTGTCAATAAGCAATTCAACTACTCTTTTTGCTGCAGCTTTGCTTTCTATGTCGTTAGATTCTGTAATACGTTCTACTACATCAGCTTTTGTAAATGTATCCATTTAATATTTCCTTTTTAATATGTATCTATGTATCTTCCAACACATATATTATTTTCATCAAATCTTTCATAAATGCTAGAATTTTCTACTGTTGTTAATGCTTCTGCTATTGAATAAGAACCATCAAAATTCTTTTGTTGTGTAGTTACTTGAACTATTACTTTTGTTCCACATTCCATAGCTTTTGTAGATTTCATCCAACCTTCCGATTCTGAAGATGCTTTTGATATAATCTTCCAAGTATCACCATCTCCCCAAAATACTATATCTTTGACATTTTTAGTTGCACCATTTGCATCTGTGTTAACTAATGTTTTTTCTTGCATTATTCTAATTCCTTTGGTTCAGAATCGTAAACAGTAAATTCTATTTCTGTTTCAACTCTGTCTTTTTCTATAATTACTGGTCTAAATACTGATGTAAACTGATCATCATCTTCGAACCAACCTCTTTCGACTAAAAAATCAGCTGTCCATTTAGCTTCATAAGCTAATGAGTCTGCATCAAGTCTTTGTTTTGTTGGTCTATAAATTCTACACTCAAGAGTGCCTATTCTGTGTGGCTCTGTATCACAAACTGGAATGAACCAATCACCAAGCATCTCTTTATATTGTGCAGAAATTTTTGTCTTATAGTACCTTAACCAACTTGCAGCATTATTCATTGTGACTAGCTGATTTTTAGCTTTACCAATTCCTACTTTTGGATAAGCAACTGTAAACTTTAATAGCTGTGCCATAGTAAATTACCATAATTCTGTAATCTGAACACCTGTATCTGTTGGTTCAAATTTCTTGAAAAATTCTTCATTTGTTATGTAATGAGCTATTTGTCTTCCATATCCATTGTATTCTACATTATAAATTTTTCCAGGAGGAAGTGGTTCATTTGAATCTAAATCAAGTAAATCATATGGAACAATAATATATTCCAGGCATTCACCTGGAACATATTCTCTAGCTTCTATAGTTTTTTTATTTCTATAGGTATCCATGACTAAAACTTAGGAGGAGTCATTCCTGCAGGTGCACCAGTAGAAGCTGTAGTTGCATCAGTTCCAACTGAAGGTGTTACTGTTTTTTTAGCTTTGAGCCTTTTTAAGAATACTGGTCTTTCTGTAATTTTAGCTTCAAAAACTTCTTTTGCATTGGTTCCAGTAGCATCTGTACCGTCTGGAGCTGTAACGCCTTCAATTTCATTTTGGAATCTGTAAGCATCTTTCTCATCTACATTTGGATTCTCTACTAACTTAACCAATGCTATAACTGGTTTGCCAACCCATCCAATAAGTTCAGAGCCTTCATATTCAGTTCCATAAGAGTTAATTTTAACTCCTTCTTTCATTGTCAAGTCTGATTCACTAACTCCACTTGCATGAACAAATGATTTTAATCTACTTGCAAATCCACCATTTTCTGCTCCGGTTTGAAGAGTTTTGCCTATATCATTTGCAAATGAAACAACTCTATCTGAATCATTAAGTCTAACTTTATAGCTCATTTGTGTTCCAAATTTACCAGTATAAACTATAACTGATTCTATTGTTCCAGGATATGCTCCTGATGGTAATGGTTTAAAAGCTTCTGTTGCTGCTTTTCCTTCTGCTTTATCATATGAATCTTTACTGATTCCTAATGTGTCTAATATTGACATATATTTCCCTTTTTATTTTTAATATTGTCTTGGAATTTGTTTTTCCATTTCATTTTGAGCATCATTATTTGCAATTTCTTTTGCTGTAATGTTTTCAGCATCATCTAGCTCTAAATGTCCTTGGTTCTTTGATCCAATTTCAATAACTGTATCAATTAATCCACCTCTTCGTGCTTGAAATTCAATAGTTAATTCTCCTTTGAACCCTAATGCACTTACTTTTTCTCTAACTAAATCTGTTAGCTCTTTATGATCTAATTCTAGTTTCACTTTTGTCCTTTAAGTTTTTCATATCCATAGTAGTCACAGATTGTATTGTCTACTAACAATAAATCATTTTCTATCATTTCTGGAAACATTTCTTCTGGTGATTTAGCTATGTCACGACTAGTACGCTGGTTCGTTAGGAATTTGTATCCATCGTCATATTTTCCAGCTTGAAGCATGATTGTTAGAAGACTTGGAATGTCTATCTTTTCATCAAGCATCTTACCAATAGTTTTTACCTTTAGAGCACCATTAGCATCTTCGTCAGTGTGGTTTACAATATAAACTCTGACATCTTCTGCTAGTTTCTCTGAAGATTTTAATATGTTGTAGTATATAACAGCATTATTACTAAACTTATCATATCCTACTTCGTTTGCAGTATCCATGAAGTATTTGGTCATCGAGAATGTTGAATCATCTATAATGATAACTTTTTTACCATACTCAATAGTGAATTTTTCTAGGATAGCTGGTATATAAATACCATCTTCTGCAATAATATAGTCACCAGTTTTTGTATCTGGATTCCACATTTTAGTTCGATTTTTAAAAGGAAAAGGCTTATTTCCCATTCTAATTACAAACACCTCATCAAGAAAAGTTCCATCATCTTTTAATAAAGATTTAAAGCTTCTTGATTTTCCTGAGCCTGATTTTCCTATCAAACTTGTAACTGTAGCCACAATAGCTCCTCTTAACCTCTTGCTACACTACGAATAATGCCTTGTAGTTCATGTTCATCTACTGGTTCTGATAACATGGCATTAAGACTACAAATATGTTCTGTTGGATCTTGTCCAAGATCTCTAAAGAATGATCCTGCTTGATATAGATGTTGATTTCTGTTCAAGTTCGATGCTGTATTCGATAAGAACCATTTATACATACCTGCTGTTCTTTTATCCATTTGTTCATCGTCAACCATTTGGTTTACATTGAGTAACTTAGGCATTACTGCATCACCTTTATCAGTGTCTGGTATACAAGGACTAACATCTAATAAAGATGCTTCATTTTTGTATACTGTCGCTTCAGGGTTTGTGAACCACATCCTAGAAACATTTCTAGTAGCAACATCATAAGTTGTCAAGCCAAGAAGAACACTTAGGTTTTCATATAGCTTTTTATGTTGTTCATCATCTACATAGAATATTGTTGCTGTAGGAAATATAATTCTAAATCTGTCGCAAAAATTAGACTTTTCTGTTTTATGACTTTTCGTCGTGTAAAGTATGTAAGTATAATTCTTACATAAATCTCTAGCTTCTTCAATTGACATTCCATTGTCAACATCAAAAGCAACTAAGTTTTGGCCTGAACGAAAATATGCTTTGGCTCTATGAGTATTTGTTACTTTTGGACTTTCGTTAAAGTAACAGCAACAAAAAGAGTAAACAATACTTGATGTTACAAGCTTTTCGATGGAACCTTCGTCACCAAAGAATGGAACTTCTTTTGGAGAATAATCAATAGCTTTTGGACCTTCGTTTTCTGTGACGCTAACAATCATCTTGTTAATGTCAGACTTTGGTAGGTCTTCTATTGAATATCTTGAAATCTTTCCAGACGAGATAACTAGGTTTTGGTTTTTACGATAACAATGCTCTTCCAACAAAAGAACTGCATCATCTAATGCAAGCTTCTTTGTTGGTATAGAATCATCTAGCTCAACCATCTCAGTAATTGTAAGTGGCTTCCCACGAAGTATCAAATCATACATGGTTAAATGTGCATGTTGAGTTCTAAAAGTCTTCCTGATGCTGTTTCTGCAATCTTTATAGAATGCATATGCGTCATGAATATCTTTCTCTGTTACTTCTGTTCTCCATTCGAGAAAACATATAATGTGTGCAAGATCTTCAATTGCCTTAATGGAACCAATTTCTGACTTCTTAAAATTGTCATAGATGTCATCATTTGATATGTTAATTATATCCTCTTCTATATCAATAAGAGCTGAATTTCCAGAATCAGATAAATTCATATATACCTCTGACAGCGGGTTCTCTTTAACTCTACTAGCAAAATCAGTCATCAAAGTTGTCTCATATTGTTCAAAATATTCGATTAGATTATCCATTGAACATGGCTCTGTATTTCGCTCTGTAGTTTTTGGTTCAAAATCAAGAATATAGCTTCTTCTATATAAACCTGAGTTAACTAATGAAAGGAGTAACTCTCTAGCTTTTGATGATATACCAGCATTAGAACCCAACATATACATATTAGTTATAATAGAATCAATATCTGATTCTGGAATACTATCTGTAGTTCCTTTTATTATCTTAGCTTTATACTTACCATCATAAAGTTCTTTTAGCTTTTCCATTAGTTCATTTGATGATGCTACCACTCCTCCCATTTCTTCTGATTCAAGGTTTAATGAACCATATCCTGATGCAGCCTGAGCATTAGCTACTGAGAATAGTCCTTCTTTTGTTCCTTCAAGTCCAACAATTGCTGAGTTTGGAATGAACTTAGAAATCTCTGGATCATATGTTGAAAGCATTCCGTGCATTCTATGCATATTAGCAGGATAAGATTTTAGTTCAAATAGTTTTTCTACTGTAGATTTACTGAATGATTTA